GGTCAGGGGCGGCAAAACCAGTTGGTTCACCGCGGACACAAATGATGTGCCACCCACAAAACTCGGCGCGCTTGTCAGCGAACACTATCTTCATGTTAAACCCCATTCGCTTCCACCAATCGAGAAACATGTTGCTGAGTTCATCCCCCTCTATCATTGGTGGAAAGAGCGCGCAGAGAGAGTCGTCTCCCTCAAACGCCCCGTTCCACCATCTCATCTTGCCCGTCACGTCCTTGCCGTTGCGTTTGGTTGGGTCTAAGAACAACCAAGGTTCCTCCATGATCGAGCAGATCCAATTGCAAAAGTTGATCCACCAATTGAGGCAGCTCGTGCCTCGTTGTCCTGACCGCCTAATAGCCTCAATCCAGATGGACATCTTCTCCATCTTGCTGTCAAAGAACAACTTCAACTTCGCTTTGGTGTTGCACGCTTCGTGCTCCGCATGCCATTGTTCGGGCACAACACCGTACGGAATCAACACCTGCATGATGTGGCGCATGATTGGGTTCTCGCATAAATCCCGAATCCCTTGCCGGCAGGTTGAATCCCACGCGCTCCCGTCGCCTTCTATCAATCGTGCGCCTTTCTTGGTCAGAGATTTGATGTTTCTGTAGATGGCGTCGCGCTTGCCCGCGTGCTTGATAGACTTGTCCTCCATCCAATCGAAGAGCAGATCCTCAAAGCACTTCACGACGAGCAATGCCATCAACTGTCCGTCATCTCCGTCGGCGATCAATATACGGGGCGCTTTTCCCTCGGGCATGCATTCAGCCTTGATAGACACTTTAAAAGTCATCTTCGGATAAGCCTTCTGGAGCATGTTCTGAATCGACGCGGCAGTGCGCTCCGCCGACCACTTGCCAGACACAAGCTGATCAAGATGCAACTTTTCTTCTGCCCACCGCTGAATGCGCTTCGCTGAAAAGATAGCGCGTTTCGGGTGCATGCCCGTGGCCTCACCAACAAGCCTGCGGATCTTCTTCACGTCCGCTTTGGTGGGCTCAAAAGGCCTGAATTTCTCGTCCATCCTCTTCTCTTTCCCGGCCTTGACATTCGACGCTGAATTCTTGTAAATGTTTGGCAGAGCTGGAATGGGCCCAACAAGTGTGCCCACCAGCTGTTGATGGTCGTTCAATGCAGTGTCCTTCGTGAACTCCTGACCAACAACAAGATGCGCGCGTTCCGTGCCATGGTCGACCGTGACAATTCGCTGTCCGAGGTCAAAACGCATCTCCGCCAACACCCAAGCATCCTGAGGTGTGTTACCACCATGCACGCCTTGTTCAAAACCAGTTGGACTGGACATCCAGTACCATGGATCATTGAGCGTTGCCCAATCTGTATACTCCGCTTCCTCGGACACTTCAGTGCCAATCGGTGAGTAAGTTACTGGGCTGCCCACTGGAACGGGCAACGGTTCACTTTCCCCAAGAAAGGCGTGAAGCGAGGGCATATGGCCCTGGGGTTCTTCCAAGAACTCTTCCACCGTGATAACCTCCACCGGATTGTCCCCGCCGTCGTTGGGGGACTGCCTCGCAGATGAATGCGGTTGTGTACCACTTGGGACAACTGCACTCGTGGTTCCCTCCTGAGCCTCCACCGCAGGCTCGTCTGCGTCTGTTTTGGATGTTTGCACACCCACAGCCGTCGCAGTTGAAACCGCACCACCACATCGTCGCAATTCAGTTGGGTAACGTCTGTCTGTGAAACAGCAGCACTGAGACTTGCTCACCTCATGGCCCGACAAAAATCGGATCACGAGCACAACTGCAACCAAGCGCAAAGCAACATGCTCCAGCGAACCAGAAGGCCAAAATGTTTCGGCCGCCTGTTCCATGTTAGCATGTATAGTAGCTGGCTTGGTGCCGTTGCGAGTCCCATGCGTGAAAAGGTGTGCAAAACGACTGTACTCCTTCTCACGCAGCACCACCGAGGTCTTGACCAGCTCCTTCGTGGGTCCGCCCCCCATGCATGAGGCGAGAGCGCACGTAGGTTGAGTCTCGACCCAATCCCAGGTGTTGATTACCCATTGACCCTTGCGAGCCGTCGCGGCCTCACGGAAGTGAGACGCGATGGTGCCAGGGCTATGAAAATTGACTTTGTCGTGATGCGAAATCATGACGCT